CAGTCAAGAATACCTGTTAGGGAAACTCCTAATAGTCTTTCTTCTTCTGTATTATCCTTCCATATCTTACGTAAGTATTTAAAATTAGTAAGAGTTGATTGAAATGTGCCTAAGATTGTAGCCATACGTACCTTTTCTTTCAAAGATTCTAAGCCATCTGTAACCCTGCACACTACCTCTGTAAGATTACAGAACTGATATGGTCTAAGTATAATCTCACTACATGGATTACAACCAAAGTAGTGGTCAGTTTCTCGTCTACCATTCTCAGATGCCTTAACTTGGGCAGCTTGTCTGTTAAAGATACCACGTTCACCTGACTTAGATTCGTATAATGATGTCCACTCTCGCATGAATGTACCCATCTCAGGCTTACCTTTAAATGCTACAGAGTTATTGGCTAATGCTCTTTGTCCTTCATTCTCCCACCATTGACCTGACTTAGCATGTCTCATTTGGTCATCACCTAAGTTAGACAATGATATAAGAGCAGACCTACGTACACCACCAACAACTACAACTTCTCCTATCTTACACATCAAGTCGTGACACTCAATAGGAAATAGTCTTCTACCTTTAGCACCTTTGAACTTCTCAATACAGAATCTGAATAACTCTTCTAGTGGTGCAGGTCCTGATGCTCTACCACCAAATGTCTTAAGTCTTGCACCTGCTGGTCTCACTTCAGATGTATCCCAAGTTGGTATCTGTCCTGCATATAACATAGCAATTAACTCACGTAATGCCTTTGACCAACCGGGTCTACTGTCTCCTACTTTAATTATAGTAGAGGAGTTCTCGAAGTGTTCATTCACAACAGGTAACTTATCTACATTCTCACGTTCAACAGAGAAACCTACACCTGTACCACACATAAGTATATACATACATTCATCAAATGAACGTGGACTATCGACAGGTATGTAGCTACAGTTGTAACCACCCACATGGCAACGGTCTAAGGCAGGTCCTGAAGTCATTAAGGCTCTCATGCTAGGCATCACACCTAAGTTCATTATCTGCTCTGTAAGCTTCTCTTTGAGAGCCTTTGTAATTGTATACGAATGATTCTTATTTAGGTGGTTAGCCATGTAATCAAAGTATCTGTCTACAGTTTCTCCCCAATTCTCTCTTCTTTGTTCATCATCTTTCCATCTTGCATAGCGAGAGAGTGCTATGAAGTTTTGGTAGTCAGTTGGTAAATAGTTTTGTATCATCTCATCACTCCATTATTGTTTTCATATGTTTAATCTTAGTACCCTCTACATCGTAGAAGTATTCTTGTATTCCTTCTTCTATCTCTACTGCTACATTCTCATCAGCAGGTATTGGGTATTCTTCAGGGTCTATCTCCAATGTTAGAAACACTTTAACTTTTATCATCATAGACCTCAATGAGTTTATTTAAATACCATTGTGCTTTCTTTAAATCCTCAACACCATTCTTGTATCTAAATCTCCATAGGTACTTTACTATGTTACCTTGTAAGTAATAGTCAAACCCATCTACTAACATAGCTTGTAAGGCATCAATAGTTTCGATACCTGCTTTGTTGTAATGGATTGGACTATTAACCATGTCTTGTTTAGTATCTTCTACTTCTTTTAATTTTCTATTCATATAATCCATATACCTTTCCATTATGCGTTACCTTTTGTATCAGAGTCAATCGTTATGTGTATAACATTGTCTTCTACATTCACTACGTTAGCCTTGGGTTTACTTTCTTGTATCTTTCTTTTTACCATATCGTGATAGTCTTTGTCAACAACCTTTTCAATAAAGTCATTGATGTCATCACGTAGGTCACAGTCATCTTCTGTTAGTGGCACGATAGCACACATCATCTTACATAAGTGTAACACTTGATAGTATGCTTCGTCATCCATTTTATTATCAGGGTCTGTAATAATAGAAACATCAACAGCACCGTTCCATTCGCTATACTTATCTAGGTCAGGTCTTACTCGTATCACAAAGTCTTTTCTTAATAACTTTGTCCTTATTCTTGATGTCCTTTTTCTTCTAGGTTTCTTCTCATCCATGCCTATCTCCTTTTCACTTTTGTACCTTTGAACTTTATAAAGATAGGGTGTTTGTTCTTGCCCTTTTCTTTCAACCAATCTTCAGGTATGATTCTATCGTAGTATCTGAATCCATGTCGTATGCACCACTCTGCGTAGGTAGATTTCGCACCTTTGCTTAGCTTACTTCGACTGTTTGTAAACACAAATCTAATATCTAGCTTAGGGTGTTGCTTCTTTATGCACAGGTGTTTTCTTCTGTCTGCTGTTAAGAATCTTCCTTTTGTTTCTATTATAATACCATTGTTTAATATAAAGTCAGGGGTATAGGTGCGATAAGTTAAGTCTTCCCACTCTATCTTAAGAGACTCATAACCATATGTATGCTTATGTTCCTTCAAGTATAGGGAGATGGCATGTTCTAATCCACTCCTATACCCATACTTTATTGCTTCTCTACGTACACTATGAGGTGACATTTAATTCAACATAAGAAACTAACTTAGGGAACTGTGCCTTAGATTTTACTGAAGGTAGTTCTTGTAAGTTCTCCCAACAAGAATGTTTATAGCTACAGAAATTACAACTTACTCCTAGTATCTTATTACCTGTAGGTTTACCTCTAAACGTTTCCTCTATTGGTTCAAAGCAACGTGCAAACTTGTTATGCTTTACAGTCTCCACTGTTGCTCTTATCTTCTTCATCTCATAATCTGCATCAGCATTTTGTGCTGACACATATTTAAATGCACCATTAGCTTTGTTGACTACCCACCAACCACCAATCTTTTTCTTGGCAGCTTTTGCATAGCCAACTAACTGACTAACATAACCAAAGGGGTCACCCTCGCTAAGTGTCTCAAAGTTAACAAACTTATTATCATATGACCAACCTGATGCAGACTTTACATCATCGACTGCACCATCAATAACTAAGTCATACGTGCCTGATATACTTGTACCATCTACATCGAGTGATACATTCTCAGGCTCGTCATACTTAACACCTGCACTCTTGAGTAAACCTTTGAAGACTGCTTCAACTATATCTCCTAACATCATGTTCATCATAAAGTTAGTTGGCTTAGCTGAAGCAACTTCAGGTTTATTCTTCTCAAACCACAGTTGACAAGTAGGTCTACCTAAGTTTGACATGCGTAAACGAAAGTCACCCCTCTTGTTTTCCCCACCAAACTGCTTTCGCAGGGCATCCATAACGTCATTGCCTACCTGTTGAATTACTTCTTCAGACATAGTAGACTTACCATTTACGGCATCAGACATATACTGATGCACTACGAGTTCAGCAGGATGATTCATTATGCTACTTCTTCTGAATCAATATCTACAAACTCATCGACTGTAGACATGTCATCTTCATGCATATCCTTGTTAGCATTTTCACTCCAAGCATTCATTATATACTCATTGTAATTCTGCACCCAAGCTACGAAGTCAGCAAACCTTGTATGCTCTTCATCAGTTAAGTCTAACTGCGTTGTAACATCAAGAGATGTGACAGGTAGATAGAAGCTATTACCATTAGGTAACTTTCTCTCTTCTGTATTCGCAGTAATGGTATGATGTACAGGTAGTCTCTTCATCTTAGCTAGTTGAGTAAAGATAGCACCTACAGTTTTAAATGCATCTCTATTCTCAACTTCCCATATGAATGGTAGATTACCTACCTCAACAGGATTACCTGCTCCATCTGTGGGATTGACTAACTCAATAGTACCAAAGACTGCACGTACTCTTTTAATCTGCCTGATTAAATCCTGCATCTTTTCAGGTAGTGCTTTGAAGTCTTTAATCCAACCTGAAGGTTTACCACAGTTAAATCCACCATCGTTATCCTTCAAGTCTATATTGAGATTGTCTCCCATGATAGTCTTAACGTAACGATTGGACTTATCTCCTGTACCCATGATAAATCTTTTATACATGAATCTCTGCATGTATGGTCTTATCTTAGCTGACGTAGCGAAGTATGTCTCGCCATCAGGTATCTCAAGTTTGTAAGTACCACCCTCGACTACCTCAACCTTAGTCATCTTACCCTTAACCTCTTCTTCTCCCATGATAGGAGTGTGGTTAATTCGTAGCCTTGCTAGGGTACTTGTCTGCTTCTTCTCAGAGGTGTTCTCCCCTGACATACCCATAACTTTAGCCATCGCTGCGTAGTTATCTTTATCTATAGTTATTACTTCATTTGTCATAATACTTCCTTTCTTTTCTGTTAAAGTCTTATAGTTATATCAGCTAACGTCTTTAGTGTCAAGCCAATTATCACCTATTTTTGCTTCTAGTAATAGTGGTACATTAAACGTTATACCAAAGTGATTCTCAATTAAACCATTCATCTGTGAGTTAACAAGTGTAATGATATATAATACTTGTTTCTCCTCTTCAGGATGAACGTCAATTACAATAGAGTCGTGTACACTATTGACTACACAACTTTGCATAGTCTTGAGTAAGTCATCTATCTTCATTAAGATTAATGGAACTATATCAGCAGTAGCAAATGATTGAACAGGGTAGTTCTTTATCTGCGTAAAGTATGATACAGTTCCATTTCTCTTTCTCTTTACATCAGGAAAAGCAAACTCTCTACCTGATGGTGTCTTTATCTTGCCTGTGTTTACAGCTTCTTTAGCCAATCTGGTGTGCCATGATTTGATTCCTTGGTACTTCTCTGTGAAGTGTGAGTAGTACTCTGCTTCTGCTTTGGTTCTTCCAAATCCTGTTGCTCCATATAAGGGTGCAAACGTGTGTGCCTTCGCATCTTGGCGAGTAGTAGGTTGACCTGCATCTGTAATAACTTTAGACGTATATGAGTGAACATCGAACCCTGTAGAAACTTCATTTATAGCTACCTCATCTTGTGATAAAAAAGCAGATACTCTAAACTCCAACTGTGCGAAGTCAGCTTCAAGTATCTTGCCACCTTTCCAACGTGACACAAACACCTTCTTCACAGGAAACGTACCACCTCTAGGCATGTTCTGCATGTTAGGGTCTGCACCACTAAACCTACCTGTCGATGTCCTGTGTTGCAACAATCGCACATGCAACTTACCATCAGGCTTTAGGTAGGTATTAATACCATCAACGAATGATGATAAGTATGTCTCAACTGCACTAAGCCTACGTACATCATGTAAGAAACTCTCTGCTTCTTTCATACCACGTTGCCTAGCTACACCTTCTAGTACCTCTAGTTGTGTCTTACTAGTTGAGAATCCATTAGCACTTACCCACTTAGGGTTAGGTGCATTAAACTTTAGTCCTGCCACACTGTCCACAATATCAGTAAAAGTATGACCATCCCCATTACAATTCTTACATTTGGTAGGGTTGGTATAAGGTGTTCCATCTTTCTTTACCTTTCTAATTTCTCCCCATCCTTTACACTCAACACAATGAGATGCATGTTGCTTGTAAAGAACTTTGGAATGTTGTTTAATATTATTACGAAAGTCTGTGTTACTCATGTAAGACTCAAAGTTATTTGCCCACATAGCTTTATCGTGTGGCTTTCTACTATAGATAACCCATGATAATTGCTCAGGACTATTAAGATTGATTTGTATATCACCCATAAGTTTACTGACCTGACCATTCAAGGATACTCGTAAGTCTTTTCTCTCTTGCTCAAACTCTTTCCTAACTTTGTCTAGTGCATCTACATCTACAGAGAAACCTCGTTGGTATATTCTAGCTAGAGTAATAGCAACTTGGTTAGTTAAAGTAACAGTAGTCATTAGTCCACTATACTCTACAGTATTAAGCTTTCTATATATCTCATCACTTAGTTCTTGTGTAGCATGTAGGTCAGCAGACAGATACTCTGATAGTTCTTCGTGTGGTATCTCATCTACACCTGTGCCTTTCTTAAAGTATTCTTTTAATGTATCTTGTTTCTTAGTATTCAAGTTATATCTTTCAGCACATGCTTCAAGAGAGAGTGGTTGTTTCTGACCACGTTGTAATACATACTCTCCTAGCATTGTGTCGAAGACAGCACCTGTATAATCAAAACCACATTCCCATATCCACATCAAATCATGTACGATATTGTGTCCTATCAGAACTGTGGCATCATTCAATAGGTCTTGCAACCCATCATAGTTATCTCTGTACAAGTACTCCTTGCCTGTATCAGTAAGACAACCAACCATAACTAGTTTGTTATCTTTCTCGAATGGGTCAAGATGTAACTTACCATCTCTGTGAGTAACTGTATTTTCTACGTCTAGTGTTAGCTTCATGCTTCGTACCTCGCTGTCTTGTAATCAAGTTCACAGTGTACACTACCATGCCAACCTGTCAACTTATTTTTAACAACATTCAAATGTCGTTGTGAATCTTCTTCATCTTGTCCTTCAACCTGTGGGTTCTTAGCTATCAGTATCATCAGGTCAGCTTCAGCTGCCTTACCTGTACGTGAGCCTTCCATCATAGCTTGGTTCAGTATAACCTTACCTTCAGCTTCAGCAGATAACTGTGACATGTAGAAGACTGCACACTCATGTTGCTTTGCAATCTGCCTAGCATGTACTGCATTAGCTTTCAGTGCTTCATCTGCTCTAGCAAAGCCACCTGTCCTAGCAAACTTATCTCCCATATCCAAGAGTACCACATCAGGTTTGTATGCCTTACACACACTCTCTACCCATGCCATGTCTCTACCTGTCGCATCCTTAATCTTGATTCTATCTTTAACAGGTGCATATAAGTCACGTGCCTTACTAGGGTTAGCTTTTATTTCTCTCATCTCCATACCTGTAGATGCAGTCAAGTATCTTGCACCTACTCTGTGATAACCTTCTTCGTTACACAAGATAATACAGTTAGCACCTTGATGTGCAAAGCCATTAGGACTAGCAATCAAACTAGCATGGAAAGATGTCTTACCTGTGTTAGGTCTAGCACCTATCTCAATCAAGTGTCCTGCATTCACACCTTCTACCTTACGTGTAAGGCTAGGTATGTTGAATGTCCATCTAGCTTCCAAATCATTCTTAGCTAAGAGTGTATCTAAGTCTATATCTTCCCACTCAATATTTAGGTTAGGAGTAAAATCATCCCCATAATGCTCAAGTATATTACGAAGAGGTTCAAGAGAGGACTTAGCACCATTAACATAGTCAAAGCCAAGATTAGCAATGTCTTCACCAACAACTTGTTGGAATAGTTTCGAGAGTACTTCTTGTGCAATATCAGTTCCAAGTGGTTGCTCCTTCTTTACTTGATGAAACAAAGCAGAGTATGCTTGCTTCTGTGCAGTAGTCATCGATGGATTGTTAGACATAAACAATGCTTCAATCTCATCAGGTGTTACTGTTCTTGCATATGTGTCCATAGCTTTATCTATGGCACTCTTTATCTGACGTACATCCTTACTAAATAATCTATCAGGACATTTAGCACCTCTGTGGTCATCATAAAATGATTTATCCATCAGACTTCTTATTAATGATAGTTCCATTTTGTTGGTCTCCTTCTTCTGTTGGGGTTTAAAAATTTAGTTTCGCAAGACCTGCAAAACCTTCTGTTCTTTCCTACTTTCTTCATATCTTTTTCATAACACTTAGGACATATGTCATCATCAGATTTTTTGTTATCCCATTTTATGTAAGGCATAGTAACTTCTCCATGTCTTCTTTGTTTCTATACTTCAAGTCATCTGTCAATCTGAGAACTTTAATATCATTAACGTATCCTCGTAACTCTTTTGCAAAGGCTAGTGTTTTTGGCAATGCATCAGGGTCTAGTGCGATAATCGCTGTTGAGAACTGTGAGAGATACTGCTTATGTGATTCTGATAATGACGTACCCAACACAGCTAACCCAACATATACATCATTGCCTACAACTGAAGCACTCACACAATCCTCAACAACTACTGCTACCTTACCACATCCGTAGGTGTAAGGCAGACTATTCTTTCCGTATCGCTTCCACTTAGGTAGTCTATTTGTAACTGACCTACCTACTGCATCCACAGTAGTGCCATTACTTTTAACTAGGAACACGACACGTTTTTCTTTTACATCATAGTGTAAGTCAAGTTCATCTGCATTTAACTTCCATAGTTTGCAGAAATCCATGACCTCTCTTCTATTACCATGTGGTACTACGAAGTCAGGTAAAATAAACTCAACCTCGCCTGTGTCCATCACATCAGGGGTAATAGCATCACGTATGTCTTGTACTGACAGGTGTACTCTGTGTCCACCCTTAGT